TACAGTAACAGGACCTACAATCTTGCAAGAAAATGACAAGAGAGTAGTTATCAAAATAGTCAATCAATCAGACGGTAATGGTGGTTCAACAGTCTTTGCAGATGTTTCTGCATTAGCGGCAAACAAAAACGGTCAATCAGTCACAACAGTGAGCTTACAAAGAGTATGGTGGTCTTGTGCAAATGGTGATGGCGGTGATTCTTTTGCTAGATTAGATTACGAAGATTCAGATGCCGATATACCTATCGTAACATTAGTTGATTCAGGGTACTGGGATCTAAGAGAATTTGGTGGAATACCAGCAAATACAACATCTAACTCAAACCAAAACGATGTTAACTTTGTAGTTCCAGGTGCAGCTGATTCAGGAAATACATACACAGTAATCGCAGAGTTTATTAAAAACTACTAAGGGTAAGTATGGAATTTAGTGTTGAGCAATATACAAATGAATTGGTAGGTTTTGCGAAAGGCGGTATGCCTAGTCGCAATAAACGAAATTACAGATCTACTAAATCAGGTGCGGGTATGACTCAAGCTGGTGTCAAATCTTACCGAAGATTAAATCCAGGTAGTAAACTAAAGACGGCCGTAACTGGCGATGTTAAGAAAGGCAGTAAATCAGCAAAAAGACGTAAGTCTTATTGTTCAAGAAGTGCAGGTCAGGCTAAAATGCACAATATTAATTGTCGTAAAACGCCTAATAAACGTATATGTCAAGCGAGGAGAAGATGGAAATGTTAACAAACTTTTATAAAACTGTAGATAAGTTGTGGACTAAATATAAAGATAGTTGGACTTGTGCAAGTTGTAAAATAAGAGATATTATAATAATCGTTTTAATACTATTAATTATTTTTGTATGAAGCTGACTGATAATTTCTCTCTTGCAGAATTAACTAAATCGCAAACAGCTGAACGATGTGGTTTTAATAACAATCCCGACAAGGAGCACATCGATAGCTTACAAAAACTTTGCGATAATATTTTACAACCTGTAAGAGATTATTTCCAAAAACCCGTCATGATAAGTTCTGGGTATCGTTCACCTCAAGTAAGTATGCAAATTGGTTCTTCAACTAGATCACAGCATTGCAAAGGTCAAGCTGCTGATATAGAGATAGCGGGTGTTTCTAACAAAGAATTAGCAGATTTTATTAATGATAACTTAGATTTTGATCAAGTCATTCTTGAGTTTCACAATCCTGACGAGATTAATTCTGGTTGGGTACATGTGTCGTATGTAGGGGATAAAAACAGAGGCGTATATTTATTAGCTCAAAGAGATGAGAATAATAAAGTGAGGTATAGTAGATGGCAATAACAAGAGCAAGTATGGTAAAACAAATCACTAAACCTCCAATGAAAAAGAAGAAAAAGAAGAAGAAAAAGAAAAAAAGCAAGGTCTAGATAGCTTCCAGTAAAACTGATATTATTTATATATGGCAAAAATATGTGCAAAAGGCAAAGCAGCCGCAAAAAGAAAGTTTGATGTTTACCCATCAGCATACGCTAATATGTACGCTAGTAAAATTTGCAAAGGTCAAATTAAAGGTGCAAATAAAGGTGAATTTATAGATGTTATGGGTTCTCCAATTAGTGTTGATGTAGCTGGAGAAACTCTTTCTAACCCAAGTGCTGCAGCTTATTACAAAGGTTTATTAGACTAGTGGGTGCCCTTAAAGATTGGGCAGATCAAAACTGGGTCGATATTGGTGCTCCTAAAAAAGATGGCAAATATCAACCTTGTGGTCGTAAAAACACAAAAACTTCGAAGCGTAAGTATCCGAAGTGTGTACCAGCTTCTAAAGCTGCAAGAATGAGCAAAAGTCAAAAGACTTCTGCCGTTAGAAGAAAGAGAGCAAAAGCTCAAGGGGTTGATGGTAAACCAACTATGGTAAGAACCATCGATAAAAAATATTACGGTGGTTTAATAGAATATTAGGAGAACATTATGGCTTTAAAATTTGGACCAGATATATTAGATAAAGGACTTAAAGGTACACAAAGAGGTAAAAAATTAAGTGCTTTTGGAAGAGCTTTTAAACTAGCTTATGATACAAAACCTGGAAGCACTTTTACTTTTGGTGGTAAAAAGTATAAAGCCATTAAAAAGAAAGAAATGAAAGGCCCTCCAAAAGACAGAGTTGAAGATAAGTCAATTACTGCGGCTAGTATAGTTAAAGGTAAACGTGATACTACTAAAAGACCATCAGACAAATTAACTTCAGATCAAAGTAAAATTTTAAATGAGGCGTTTAAAAGAAGTGCAGCTGGTGTAGCTAAAAAAAGAAAAGCACCCACACCTGCTTCAGGTAAATTTGGTCAACGTAAAGCTGGTGGTATTATAAAAGCTGGAAAAGGAAAAATAATTTTAGATAAATTACTAGAGGTAACTGCTCCACCTTTATCTAAAGCAGGAAGAACAGCAACAGCTATTAAAAAGATTACAGGAAGAAATAAAACAAAAAAATCAAAAGAAGAAATTAATAAAATGTTTGACAAAGTTAAAGACTCTTCTAAGAATACAAAAAAAACTANCACTGTTTCAAAAATTATAAATAAATACCCTCGAACAACAGTAGGTGCAGCAGTTGTTACAGCAGCAGCTTTGAAAACTAAAGACAAAAAGAGGGATAAAGACAAAGACAAAATAGTTGGAAAAAAACGAAAAGAAAAAAAGAATATATCTCAAGCTGATATTATTGGTAAAGGTTCTAAAAAAGGTAGAATGGCTGGTGGTATGATGAAGAAATATACAAAAGGCGGTATGAATAAATACAACAAAGGTTCTATGCTTGGTGATTTAAACAAAGATGGTGTAATGAGCGGGTACGAACAGAAAAGACAAAACGCTATTACAACAGCTATGGGAAACAAAAAAATGGGTGGTGGCATGGCTAAGAAAAAAATGATGGGTGGCGGCATGATGCAGTACAGCAAAGGCACTGGTAAAAAAGGTGTTACTGTACAAGCTAGAGGTTGTGGTTTAGCTAGAAAAAAACCTACTAAAATGAGTTAGGGGACGATATGAGTAAATCAAAAGGTGTTTCTACTTTAGTAAAAGCAATGGATAAGGCTATACAAAGAGTAACAGGAATAAAACCTGTTAAGAGTAAATCTAGATCTAAAAATAAAAATAAAAAAAAAGATAAAGACTCTTTAAAAAAATACAGTAAAGGCGGCGGTGTAGCAGTACAAGGTACAAAATTTAAAGGTTCTTATTAAGGAGACTAAATGGCTACTTCAGGCACAACAGCATTTGATTTAGATATTGATGACATCATCGAAGAATCGTATGAGCGTTGTGCGGTTAGAACTAATAGCGGTCGTGATTTAAAATCTGCTAGACGTAGTCTTAATATTCTGTTTTCTGAGTGGAGCAATCGTGGCATACATTTGTGGAAAGTTACTTTAAATACTCAAGAGTTAACATCAGGTACCGCAACTTATACAGCCCCTACTAATACCAGTGATGTTTTAGAAGCCTATATCAGTAGTTCAAGTGGGACTACTAGTTCAACTAGTGATATAGCTTTAACTAAAATATCAAGAAGTGATTATGCTGCAAAAAATAATAAAGGTGCGACAGGTCAGCCCTCTGAGTATTATGTGGATCGTCAAACAACACCCACAATTACTTTATATCAAACACCTAATGCCAGCACTTATACGCATTTAAAATTTTACACAGTCAAGCGTATTGAAGACGCAGGGGCTTATACTAATCAATCAGATATAGCTTTTAGGTTTATACCTTGTATGGTTGCAGGACTTGCTTATTATTTAAGCATGAAAGTAAACCCACAATTGGTGCAACAAAATAAAATGATTTACGAAGATGAATTAAAAAGAGCCTTAGACGAGGATGGACAAAGAACTTCGGTGTATATCACACCGCAAAGTTATTATCCATCAGGGAGTTAGCCATGTCAAAAATAGTAAGGTCGATTACAGGATTTTTATACGGTAAGAAAAAACAAGCTTTTAGAGACGCTGTAGAATATAAAAATATAAAAACAAAACGTGACAAAATTCTTAAAAAAGCTAAAAAAAATAAACTAAAAACAGGTTCAGACGGTCTTAATAAAGAAGAAGTTAGTGTTATTTTTGATGGTGGTAACAGAATGAAAAAGCTTTTTAAAAAAGAATTTGTACCAGAAACATTAGATAAAGCTAATAATAGAACAAGGTTTAAATCAACATATTTTAGTAAAAAAACTGGATTTACTAATAAAAAAGGCCCTAAATTTGATAAACCTGACGGCATGAAAAAAGGTAAATTTGTTCAAGCTAAATGTAAACTAGGTCGCAACAGACCTACACAACTGTACTAGAGGTCATTATGGCTTATGCTCGTGGAAAATATGC